TATTATTAAGAGAAAGGGGTAGTTATTAAGTACAGCGGATTATATAAGTATATGGTTTACAAGTTTTGTCAGTTTTTTCTCAGTAATTTGTTAAACCTATCGAAGAACAGCTCTACCAAAGGGATTGAGGGTCACAAATTTCTCACAAAAAACCCACAAATTACAAAACTCTTTTGTTAACGTTGGTTGAATTGGCTTTTGAGAAGGGGGAAAGGGGGGCAATAAAAGAATTTTTTAAATACCCCTATACAAAATCGTAATATTTGATAGACTAACGGAATAGTACAAAGAACCTTTTCTTTCTACTTTCTTGCAGTGGCCCTGGGTTGATTGGTTGGAATGGATCGCCCGGGGTTTTTCTTTTGTGGTATAATTTTGGTATGGCACGTTTAGCAAATCAAAGACATGAGCTTTTTTGTCAGGGAATAGCAAGAGGTAAGAACCAGACTCAAGCATACATTGACGCTGGCTACAGTAAAGCAAATGCGACACCCAATGCAGCGAGGCTGATAATAAATGATAATATTCAGACTAGAATTGAAGAACTACGGGAAAAAGCGGAGAAAAAGAACGAGTTAACCCTTGAGTGGTTAATCGAGCAAGGCAAGGAAATGTATCAAGAGTCCAGAGAGGCACGAGATAGGTCTGCTGCCGCTTCATTCTATGACAAGCTTTGCAAGATTCGTGGAGCTTACAGCCCAGAAAGACACGAGCATGATGTTTCAGTATCAGGTATAGACATTGACTTCATAGAGCCTGATGACGAGGACTAAAGTTAATCTACCAAAATACGCAAAGCCTCTCTTTAAGCCAGCGAGATACAAAGCAATCCATGGCGGTCGAGGTTCTGCAAAGTCTCACACCTTTGCCAACCTGGTTTCAATCCTTCACGCTCAAGACCCGAACAGGAAAACAGTGGGAATAAGAGAGATTCAAAAGTCTATTAAACTCTCAGTTCGGCAGTTGATCGTTGATAAGATCATCGAGAACAACTTCCAAGACCTGTTTGACATTCAGGATCAGCAAATCAAAAGCAAGCGAGGCAAGGGAATTATTATCTTCCAGGGGATGCAGAATCACACAGCAGACTCTATCAAGTCCCTTGAAGGTTTCGATTGTGCTTGGGTTGAAGAAGCTCAGACATTGAGCCAGAGAAGCTTAGACTTATTGCGTCCGACAATCAGAAAGCCAAACTCAGAACTTTGGTTTAGCTGGAATCCAAGGAAAGATACGGATGCGGTTGATGCCTTCTTACGTTGCGAAAAACCTCCAGAGAATCTAATTATCATCGAAGCGAACTACAATGATAATCCTTGGCTTCCTGATGTGCTGAGAAAGGAAATGGAGTATGACAGATCAAGGGACATTGACAAGTACCGACATGTTTGGCTCGGTTCTTATAATCTCAACTCAGAATCCCGTGTCTTTAAGAATTGGAGAGTCGAAGAGTTTGAAACCCCAAAAGATGCCTTCTTCAAGTTCGGAGCCGACTGGGGCTTTGCGGTTGATCCGACAGTTCTTATCAGATGCTACCTTGAAGGCAGAACATTGTTTGTCGATCATGAAGCCTATCAAGTGGGTTGTGAGATTATTGATACTCCTGAACTGTTTCTAACGATTCCAGAGTCCGAAAAGTGGCCTATCGTTGCAGACAGTGCAAGACCTGAGACAGTTTCACACTTGAGAAAGCACGGTTTCCCAAAGATTCAGCCAGCAATTAAAGGCAAAGGAAGTCTTGAAGATGGCGTAGAATTCCTAAAGTCTTTTGATATTGTCGTTCATCCGAGATGCCAGCACACGATTGACGAGTTGACCAATTACTCTTATAAAGTAGACCCTGATACAGACCAAGTAACAAGCGTTCTCGAAGACAAGCACAATCATGTCATTGATGCTTTGCGATATGCTTGCGAGGGTGCAAGACGATTGAAGAGAAGGCCGGGAAACCTACCGAGGAAAGTGCAGGGGACTTATGATCCGTGGGGAATGTAATGCAGACAGTGAAGATTTTAGAACATTTTGAATTCAGTCCAGACGAAGAGACAGAAGTCCTGGTCAATCCTGACCATGTTCAGGTTGTGAAGGACAGTCAATTTATGGTCGGTGGGCATTGGTTTACTTGTGCTGGAGAGAATCCATTCATGAAGAAAAAGAGAAAGCGCAAGAGCAAAACAGATGATGAACCGCTTTTAGTCTTAGACGATTAGCATAAAAAACATTATGATTGTATAGGGGAACTTATGAAATCAGCAAATAACTATAGATGGAGTCCGAGAGCTGGGAAGAAGGTTGTGCGCAAAGTGACCAGCTTTTTCTTTGGTGAACCACAACAGCCACAATTGCCAATGCTTCCACCACCTGCACCGATTGAAGCTCCTGTCGTTGAAGAGCGAGAGGATATGAGTAAAGAGGTTAGGCGCAGGGAGGAACTAGTCAAGCAAGAATCAATGGATCGAGCAAGACAAAGGAAGGGAAGACTGGCAAGCATTATCGCTGGCAAGTCTGGTGGACTAGGATCAAGTCAAATTCAAACAGTATCAAAGCAACTTTTGGGGGAATAATGAGCTTCATTGCACAAATTGTTACAAATGGAACGGCAGCCGGGTCTGTAGAATGGCCTGGAGGACAAGGGAAATTCTATGCTCATGCGTCTACTGCGTGGGGTGGTGACACTCTCAAGCTTCAGTATTTGGCTGATACTGATGGGTCTACTGACCGCTGGGTTGATGTTGATGTATCCAGTCTCAGCGATAATGACATGCTTGGGTTTTTCTGCCCACAAGGAAGACTCAGAGCAGTAAAGACAGGAACAGGCTCAACTGGTCTTGATTCTTGGGTTGCAAGAGTCATGACATAAAAAGGGGGCGTGATGAACGCTGACAAGATTATCAGCCTCCAGGGACACTTGGAGACTCAGAGAACCAACTTCGATAGCCATTGGCAGGACGTAGCCGAATACGTTGCACCAAGGCAGAACTATTTCCAAAGCACAAGAACGCAAGGTGAGAGAGTCAATCAGAAGATTTTCGACTCTACTGCAATCATTGCAAACAATCGCTTTGCAGCTTCGATGTCTTCTCTCATGACTCCAGCCAATCAAATCTGGCACAAGCTTATCCTTGCTAAACGACAAGAGGCAAGCCAAGCAATCAAAGAGTATCTTGATACTTTGAATGAACTTCTGTTCTCTTTTCGGTATCGGGCAATGAGCAACTTCGGAACCACTACCAATGAAGTCTACCTCGACTTGGGGGCTTTTGGTAACGGTGTGATGTTCACTGGCTACGATATTGGGAAGGGCCCAGTTTATACAAGTTGCGGTCTTGAGGGTATGTACTGGCTCACTGATGAATTTAGAAGAATCAATTTAGTTCATCGTCGATACAAGATTACCTCACGCCAGATGCTTGAGCAGTTCGGGGAAGATGCTTTACCTGATATGGTCTTGAAGGACTTGAAGAAAGACGGCATGAAAGAATGGGAAATCATTCACGCAGTCTATCCGAATCAGGAAAGGGAAGAAGGGCGTTCTGACTTTAAGGGTATGGCTTGGCGTTCTTACTACGTTCTACGTGGTTGCAATGACACAAAGCGCATTCTTTCTGAGGGTGGCTACAGGACAATGCCTTACTCTATTGCTCGCTATTCTGTAGCCAGTCAAGAGACTTATGGTCGATCCGTAGCTATGGAATGCTTTCCAGACATTAAAACAGTCAATCAGATGGGCAAGACAAATCTAAGAGCTGGACACAATGCGGTTGAACCTCCATTGATTGCTAGTGAAGACTTGAACATTGGATTGAAAATGTACCCTGGTGCTATCAATTATGGCGGTATTGATTCAATGGGGAATGATGTTGTGAAGCCATTGCTCACTGGTGCAAACCTTCCAATTGCTTTGGAACTTGAGAATCAAAGGCGACAGTCTATCAATAATTCTTTTCTTGTGAACTTGTTTCAAATCCTTGTGGAAGGCCCACAGATGACGGCAACCGAAGTGATGCAAAGAGCGCAAGAGAAGGGTGTGTTACTTGGCCCCGTATACTCAAGAATGCAAGCGGAGTTCTTTGGGCCATTGATTCCAAGAGAGTTGGACATTCTTGATATGCTTGGAGTTTTACCTGAACCTCCTGAAGAATTGCTCGAAATGGGCGCAGAGTATGAGGTGGAATATCAGAGCCCACTAGCCAAAGCAGCGAAATCCGAAGAAGGAATAGCAATCTTGAGAACTCTTGAGGCTGCTGCACCATTGGCTGAGATTGATCCTGATGTTGCTGCACTAATCAAAGCAGAGGAATCAGTGAGAGAACTTGCGAACATTTACGGAATGCCAGCTAGACTCTTGAAGTCTGAAGAAGAGATGGAGCAATACAGACAAGCAAAGAATGAAGACATGGAAATGCAGCAAATGCTACAAGCTGCCCCAATTGCTGCGAGTGCTGCGAAGGATTTAGCACAAGCACAACAGATGGAAGTTATGGAGCCAGATGCGATATTAGGAGTTGAATAATGTCAGAAAAGAAAACCACAAAGAAAAAGACAGTCAAGAGAGTAGAAGCACCAAAGGCAAGCAGTACAGGAGTTTGCACTTGGTATGACATAAGCAAGGGAACAGAGAAATTCCTGGAAATTGCTGGTCTTGCTTCAGGTGCAGCCAAAGGTGTTTTTCCTAACGCAGTGAGAGAGGATGCTTTCAAGGTTGTTGTTACGATCGAGAAGGCATAGTGGAAGAAAAGAAGAAGATAATATCAGCGTATCAATCCTTATTTGATGCGTCGAATGAGAGTGCAAGGATTGTTAAGTCAGACTTGGCAGACTTTTGTTATTTGCTTCAATCAACCACTCAATCAGATGATTCTAAAAAAGTTGATCCAATTGCAACAGCCCGAATGGAAGGCAGACGGGA